GTGAATTGGGATGTAGATCCAACACTAATCACTGAGGTTTCAGTTTTAGACAATGTGGCACTAATTGTTGTTGGTGCAACATCAGATTCAATATTACTGAATTCTACCTTATTATTTGCAGAATACATTCCATGATTAAAATGATTTACTTGTAAATACGTTCCACTATTTTTACCTGAATTATTCAAATTAGATGATAATATTTCACCTGTTGCTCCAACACCCGTAATAACATTTGCATCACTAAAGTAACTTATTCCAATACCAGTTTGGAATGATACACTATCACCCTGTATGTCACTTAGATAAAGTGTGTCTATTCCTCCATTTGCAGTGACTGTGATAAGTGCTCCCTCTCCTTTGTCTCCAGTAACATCAGCAGTTACAATACCTACAACATCTCCAACTTTATACCCTGTTCCTTTATTAATCACTGTTGGATTGGGAGGAATTGACGTTCCATTAACAACATAAGTTAATGTTAATCCACTTCCTTCACCTGTGATTGCAAATGTTCCAACTTCTGTTCCATTACCATAGTTTGTCCCACCTCTAGTAGTCTGAACGGTTAAAACAGAGCAACCTGTACCAACAATCACAGCTGTGCTACTTAACTTAGAACCAGTTATCTTACGACCTGGTGCTAATGCTGATATTAATTCTGTAGTTCCTGAATCAGAACTATTAATTGTTGTGATACCTATAGATCCAGTTTTAGGGAATGTTTTAATTGGATTGTTGCTTAAATTAGTTACATAATCATTACTTTCATTCAACTCAGGATTATTAAATGATACTGTTCCATTTGATGATGTGAATTTTGCCTTATATAATTTAAATGTCATATCTTGAGATTGATCTTCAGTCCATAAAGCACCATTTTGTGATTTAAATATAGACCCTGCACCATATTGTGTAGAATATATTAATGATGCACCCTCATCTGCAGTTTGAATAGTATCAGGATTCACAGCTTGTCCACCATGTCTTCCTGTCCATACATTATAACCCACACTCTTCTCAGCAACAAGGACAAATGCATAAGAATTACCTGGTGCTAGATAAATTGGTTCTGGGAATGTAAATCTGGTTCCTACACTTGCACTATCAGGATCTGCCTCTATTACTGTTATTGTCTCTCCTGCAGCATTTGTTGTGACAGGTCTTAGAGTTTTACTTTTTCCGATTAATGTCATTGATGGTCGAGCATCTCCTGTGACTGAACGAATTTCACATCTAATCGGTGAATTTGTCACAGTATCAACTGTTGCAAAGAAAACTTCCACAGTGGTTATGAAAACACCATTTAGATCTCTATTTGCATTTATTGCTGAAGGTGCTTGTACATTTCCACCAACTACAAAAGTTTGTGCTAGTGGATCAACATAATTTAATCTTACTAACCTATTTACTGGTGTATTAATATCAAGTGATGCATCCACTTCAACATTGAATGATGCGTTTGCATTTACAGTATTTGTATTCTCAGTTATTGTTACTGTATCTTGCCATTCTTCAAATGTTCCAATGGCAGAATATTGAGTTTCTGCAAACATGATTGAAGGATCTTGTCCTGGTGGTGCTAATCTATTTGTGGGACTTGTAGTTAACTTAAAGTTTTTAACACCAGATTTAATTCTAACTTGAGGTGCTGGAATTGTGTGCGGATCTCTGATAAACATCGAACCTGTCAAATCACCAAAAGAATCTGTAATTAATTTTTTATCTTTTACATATGCAGTTGCACCACTTCTTTGTCCAACAAGTAATGAATTTTCGGTTATATATCCAAAGTATTGTCCCTGTGCTTCTTCTGATAATGATTTTGTATCAACATTAAGTATCGCAGATGATTGACTATAATTTGCAGGAATTATTTCTAATCCATTTGTGTAAGGATTGCTATTGTAAACTTCAGTTGGATTATCATAAGCACCAGATTTATGGTTAGGTTGACACACTCTAAATTTCATAATTACATTTCCAGTTGAGTTTGACGCATGAACCTCTTCTCCAATTTCGAATGTTCCTACCGATCCAGGATCTGTTCCACTAATCGTAGGTGTTATTTCTAATAGTTTTGGTATAACATCAAAAATTTGTTGCCCATCCATCCACAAGTAAACTCTACTATAATCCATAAATCCTGATGAAACATATTGTATGTTTCTAGATCTCATAAAATCATCAGTTGCTGATGAAACAAGATTATTTTGTATTGTAGTATCAGTATTGCTGATCGTTAAACTATCACTTGCACTTCCTCTGATAGTTGTAGAGTCTGATAACTCTTGTCTTATATTGTCCCTTTGAACAGCAAAACCTCTACCTGCACCTTGATTACCACTAAACTCAGCACGTGCTTCCTGTGTAGTTAATCTTCTTACATCATTTCTCCTTTGGAAATTTGCAAGAAATGATCTATTACCAGTAACAGTGCCACCTCTCAAAAATCCCTCTCTTTCTGGCAAATTGATTGTACCAAGATCAAGACTTCCACTTCCTGACATATCAAGATTTAATGAAGATACATTATTAACACCTGTCTGACGAACTATATTATCTTCAAGTTGAACAGTTCTTGTCCAAACATCCATTCTAGGATCAAGTTCAACACTGCCACTTAGAACTGGCAATTCATATGGGTTTACATTTATAATATCATTTACATCATTTGTTTTTGTTGCATATGGTTGTGTAATCCATTCAACCTCTTCATAGTTTAATGTTATTGCATCCCCAGTTTTTCTTACATTTGAGTCTAATAAAGGAAAATCAGTATTAAAATCTAACTCAGAACTGATTAAATTTTGTGAGGGTGTAACCTGAGAAGCTAAAGTATCTCTACTTCTAAATGGTATTAATTCTCCCCCATCTGGATTGATTTGAATTTTTGAAAACTCTCTATCAATAAATCTGTAATTACTAAAAGAATCTACAAAAAATCCTGATTTAAATTTATTTCTTCCCTCTGAATCTAATATTTGTAATGTTTGAGCATTTACTTCAAGTAATGAAAGAGTTGTTACTTCTTCTAAATTTTTAACTCTATCCTCAATATTACCTATGTCTCTCATTGTAAATCTACGATTATCATTAAGTGTAAATCGAGCAGATTGAGTATCATACATGTATGCAGGTAATCTAACAGTTGCTAATTGCATTACATCATCTTTCTTGACTGGAGCTTTTGGAGATAAAGATGGTACTCCTTTTTCATATACAAAATCACCAAATTTATTTAAAAATATACTATCAATTCTTGGTAAATAATATTCAAATCCTGCAAAAGATGTTTCATTAGGTGTTAAGTATTGTTTGACTGATGAACTGAAATCTCTTGTCTTAAATTCAAACGGAGATCCAGTATCACTATTAGGATCGTAGACAGATACTCTTGGTCTAAAATCTAGAGTGTCACTTGCTCTTATGCCACCAATGTATGGAATATCATTTTTAAATCTCTCTTGATCATAACTCAAAACTGTAAATACATCACCATCATCATCTGCTGGTATAGTATAATGATCGAATACTACTAATAATTGTCCAGATGGTTCGGATGCACTTTGAGATCTTACGATAGAAGAATAATCATAGAATTGTTCTTTTTGACCTTTTTGTAGTGTAAATAAATTTGTTATATCTTTATGAATACCTAATTCAATAGCATCTATATTTGATTTAATATTTGATTCACTAAATTTTACAGATTCATTTAGATTAAACTTATCAGGTGTAAGATAAACAACACCTAATTTATTTGCTTCAGGTTTTGTAACCACTCTGGCAACTACTTTTGTTTCTTCACTAACAATATTTTCACCAACAATTGCATTTGCTGTCACATCAGATGTGCTACTGAATTGTAAGATATCAAGTGTTGGAGCACTTGAAGTTAATGATTCATATACTGCAAGAACTTTCACTACATCAGGATAATTTAATGAAATTATGGTGTCTTGTACTCTTAGTCCATGACGACGATCAAAAACAAGACCATCTGCAATTTGTTTAGCACCATTGCCTACAGCAGTAGTTCCAGATTTTTCAAATTTTGATCTTGTTACATTTAATACTGTGCTTCTTGTATATTCTTTCTGTTTTGTTTTTATTCCATTTTTAGTGAGAGAAACATTAACTAAAGTATTATTACTTCCATTAGTTAAATTAGTTATTGCAACATCATCACCACCATTTAAGAAGGAAAATGTATCATTACCGATTGCTTGTGGTGTGCCATTCACAAAAATAGAGTATCTCTCTTGATCAAAAGATTCAAAAACAGCATTAGTTATTTCAGGGAAAGCTGAAGTAACATCTGAACTAATATCTAATGATATTGAGTTACCAGATACTGTTTTTGATGTTAATTGTTTTGTTATTTTTAATCTTGAATTTTTTAAATCTACTGATGATACATTAGGACTTGGAAGTGGTGAAAATAATCTTCCTGAACCAATAACAACAGGTGCACCAACAAACATATTAACTGTTAGAGTGGTGGCTGATCCAACCAAATTTCCATCAAATACACCAGTTACACTAGGTGAAATAGCAGCTAATGTAAGACTAGTTCCCCCAACACCCACTGATGCAACTTTATTATATGTCTCATCACTACTACCAGGATTCAAAAATCTCACGGTTGAACCTTTTCTCAAACCAGTAAAATTTTGTTGACCTGCTGTAACAGTGGCACCGTTTATACTTACCTCTGTAATTCCACCTGGTAATCCAAAAGTTTCTAATACAGCATCAGATTTAAACTGTGTAAACCCTGTGCTTGCAGGTTGATCTACGGATTTTATACCCTGAGTGTTGAACGACGTGATAATACCAATAGTTCTTGAGGATGGAACTCCATTTACACTTATTTCCTCTCCAATAACAAAGTCTCCTCCAGTTTGATTCACCTTGATGACACCATCAACACCAGCACCTGCACCTACGGAATATCCAGCTGCACCACTATTTCTACCTTCAATATAAGAACCTGTTGGTAACTCAGTGCCACTTATTGATTGATTTAAAACTAAACTTGTAGTTACTTGAATATCGAATAATCTTAAATCCCATCTTGTTGAATCATTAGTATAAGCAGAGTCTTCCAAACTAAAACTATATACTCTTGCACTTCCGATATTTTCACCACCAGAATTAAATTCACTGAATAATTTGACTATAGATCCTTGTTTTGGAGAACCACTTACTCTATTAACCTTTAAAACATTACCTATATTAAAAGTGAAACCTACATCACTTCTAATACCTACCTCTCTTGGTTTTTCAACGTCAATTATTTCTGTAGCAACCTTTTCTACTTGATATCCTCTTACATACGCAATACCTGGTGACATTTTAAGACACATCAAATCATCAGATGGTGTATTTAATTGTTCAGTAGAGTCACCCTCAAAGAATAAACCACTATTACCAAGATTATCATTTAAAGATTCAAAGAATGACATTGAGAATGGTGATACAGTATAATCACCTGATTCTTGATATGTTCTTTTTGCTATCCAATCACGAATTTTATTATAATCACTTTTACTTTGCATCACTTTTACTTTACCTTCATCTAATCTCATTATTTCAACGAAATTAGTGTCGTTTTTATCTGATAATTCTTTTTTACTTAAGGTAAGAGTAATTTTTAATCTATCTGCACCTGGTGCTGCAAAGTTTGTAAAACCTTTTGCATTATCATATAAACTTTCGTCCTCTTTTGCATTTACAAGAGATTCATCAATACTTAATCCAACTCTATATGAAGGAGTATTTGAATAATGATCAAGAATTATTGTTTGATCTAATACATTTACAAAGTATCCACGAATAAAATATACACCTTTTGATACAAAGGCTGCAGATCCAACTGCAGTTGCATTAGATGAAATTAAAGAGGCAAATGGTGTTCCTGAATTTATTGTAGTATTTCCATAAACTACGTTTTCTGTACAACTTAATGATTCACCATCAGTGAATGAAACAATATCAGATGAACTATCAGCACTTAAATATGTAACATAAATTGTGGGATCTACGACATCTGCACCATTTGGTAGTGCTACGAATTTTACGAGTGCTGAAACACCAGATACATCTCCTGTAATTTTTTTACCAATAAAATTATTGATGTAAACAGATATATCAATACCATAGTTTGTAATATTTAATTTAACTGCTTGAAATTGTTTATCAAAAGCTACTCCACCTGGTATAACAACTGATCCTTCTTTAAATATGTGATCACCAAAAGACTCAATTTGATTTTGTAATATTGATTGTTGCTGCGTTAATTCTCTAGCTTGAATAGGAAAACCTGGCTTATACAATACTTTATGAAAGTTTTTTCCACTATCATAATCATCGTAGTATGGGCTAACATTAAGATTAATTTTTTGTGCCATTTTCTTTAGAATTCCAGAATGATTTTAACGTCTTCTTTTTGTCTGATGTCTCTTTCAACTTCTTTTCGGTTATCAATGTAAATAACATCACCAGTCTTTTTATTTATTTCAGGATTAGCAAGTCCATTTGTAAACTGCACTCCTAAATTAACTAGTTTACTTCCAATTGTAGTTGTAATTCCAGTAAAACCTGTTTGAATTGATTCTGATCCACCTACAATACCACCTGAAAAGTCGATATTACCACCAGCTGACTGAAATTCAAATATATCATTATTATTCACATTATCAGTTTGATCAACTTTGTTTCCAAAGCATAAAGACCTATCCTGAATATACTTCAAAACAGTAGTTTCTTTATCGTAAGAGGCAACATATCCTTTGGCTACGTTTCCATCAGACCTAGTTTGAGACAATTCAAGACCTATCAAGGAGTCTGAATTTATCACTGCACCAAGATTAGAACCAACTAATTTAATAGAACTAAGAGATGAAAATTGAGATGCGGTAGATATACCAGTTGAACTAAATTGAGTAGGATTTTTTATTATTCCAACTTGTGAAAAATGTGTATCGGTTGGAAAATCTTTCGTTGAATCATCAAATCTTGAATAAACTAAAACTTTATCCGCACCTAATTCAGTATAGATGTTAAATCCATGTCCTTTTGATGGTGGAATTATTGGTATTAGTTTTGCTCTATTTGACTCTGCAACACCAGTATTGTAATCAGATAAATCAACTGTTGCATAGGTGTATCCAGAACCACCAGCAGTGACAACTGCATCAATAATAGTTCCATTAGTATCAAAAGTCACTAATGCTTTTCCACCAGTGCCATCACCGATAATACTGACAGACTTACTATCAGCTTGACTACCATTATATCCAGAACCACCTTTTTCAATATAAATTGTTTTTAATTGATTTTTATTAATGTCTGAGTCACCTGCCTCTCTAACTGCTTGTATTTGAGCTTCAGTTGATGTTGTCCAATCATTTGGTAATACTATAAATTCAGTTGAATCAAACTTAATTACGTCACTTGGTGAAATTGTAAAAAGATACTTCCACACATAATCATCTTGAACTCCAGCTGCCGCTGGTTCAAGATCAGTAAATGTAGGTTCATCTAAGGATTCACCACCTCTTGAAGTTGAAGGATCTGTACCTGAACCTCCATTATCTAAACATATATAAACTTTGAATTCAGATGTAAGAACATAATAATTTGTTTTATACAAACTTCCAGTTTGTCCATTAGGTGCTTTGTTTCCTTCAACATTATAATCATGTCTGTACATGTCATATCTACTGTTTGCTACCCAATTATGTTTTTTTACAACTCTTCTAATGTTAGAACTGTTTATTTTTTTACCGAATAGTGATGTATCTCTATAGTGTGTTAAATATTCTAAATTATCAACTGGATTTGCTGGCCAGTTACTCAAATCAGATCTACCAAATCCAACAGTTCTAGGTGTAGGATTAGGCAAACCTAAAAAAACATAGTAAGAATTATTAGAGTCTAAAACAGAATCTACAAAGT